GCGAACCAATCGGGACGGCCACGTCCGGCAGCGCCACGCCTTCGTCGGTCATGATGCCGACCAGCAGCGCAGGTTGCCGGATGGTCCACAGCCCGGCCTTGCTGGGATCGACTTCGGCCCAAAATAGCGGGAGCCGCCAATCGGCGGGAAAGTTGGCGAATGAGATCGGCATGACTTACCTCTTTGGGTTGGCTGTTGCGCTGCTGACGGAATTCAGGCAGCAGGCGGCGGTGGCGTTTCCGGCTGCTTCTTCGTCGGCTCTTCCTTTTTCGGCTTGCGCGCCGCCGCGATTTCCCGCGCATTCATTTTTTCTTGGTCTTCGGGCTTGGCCTGCGTGCCTGCCGCGCCTTTCTCGGTGCTGACCGAGCCATCGGCGATGCGGCGCGCGGTGAAGCTGTCGTTCGGCCACTCGACGGCCTCGTTGATGTCGTCGCGGAAGCGAACGCCGCTGGGATGCCGCATCACGCGCTGCAGGTCTTCGCTCGCGGCGAAAACCTTGACCGTGGCCGGGCGGTCGCCCTTGATCATCTTCAGGCGGTGCGCGCGATTTTCGCGGAGCTTGGCGCGCGGGTCTTCCGGCTTCTGCTTCGATGCCTGCTTCGACTGCACGGTGGTTTTGGTATCAACCATGGCTCTATTCCTCTTCTGGTTCGAATACATATTCCGCGCGGACTTGCTGGCGCTTCGCCATCTCGGCTTCGGTTTCTCCCGGCTTGACGCCAGTCCTCAAGCCGACTTGCAGGAGATCGTCGGTAATGATCGGCGCGTAGTCGGCGCGATAGCGTATCGTCGCCTCATAGCGCATCTCGCCGAGCGGCGTTTCGTTGTTGAGCAGCGCCGCGCCGAAGACATGCCGCCGCGAGCCCTTGGTCACGGCCTCGATGCGGGTGTTGTCGGGATTGCCGATGCCGCCCGGATAGGCGCGCGTGTCGATCATGTTCATCAGATACGGATCGCGCCACAGCGTGTTCATGATCGCCCAGAACGACTGATCCAGCTTTTCCTCGCAGGCTTCCGGATCGTTGTTCACGACCGCGACCGAGAAGCCGAGCTTCAGATCATGGATGAAATCGATGTCGCCGTGATTGGCGTCGCCGTCCGGCGTCATGTCTTCGCTGATGATGTAGACGCCGAGGAACGGCAATTGCTCGGGCTGCGCCGGAAGCTGGCGGCTTTTGCGGATGGTGAAGCCCGCGAAAAACGGCGCGGTCTTCAGCTTCGCCAGCAGCATGTCGCGGATGACGATGCTGTAGCTGAAAACCGATGTGTTTTGTGCGGTCATGACGGCTTGGCGGTCACGATCTTGCGCAGCACCAATGTCGTCTCGCCGCCGCCGTTGCTGTCGGCATCGACAACTTCAAAATCGCCGAGCGCCGGTCCGGCATCGGCATCGGAGCCGATAAAAACCCGGTCGAGTTGCTGCGGCAGGACGGAAAACTCCGCTTCGCGAATGTCGAGAATGGTCTGCTGATCGGAAATGATCGAGCCGTCCAGCGCCTGCATGTCGATGGGCCGCGTGTCGTAAATCCCGCGCGCGGTATAGGCGGGCATGCCGGGCTGCGACGCCAGCGGCGTGATGGTGACGGCACGCGCGAAGGTGTCATAATTCGGCAGATACACCAGCGTCGAGAAATTTACCGCCACTCGATGGCCTCCTTGCACATTTCGACCATGCGCTTGAACAGCATCTCGACCAGAAACGGCCGCAGGATCGGGCGCTTGCCGCCGAGCACACGGCGCGGCTGCTTGCGGTTGGTCGAGCGGCCGAGCGGATTGCGCGCGAGCCGCGCCCGGCGCGAGCGCGGATAGACCAAGGTGGTGACCGACAGGCCCTGCTTTTCATCGACCTTGGGAAATTTCCGGTTCATGTCCTCGCGCTGCCAGTCGAGGAAAACTTCCGGCAGCTTCTGATCCAGTTCGGTGACGCGCTTCTGCACGTCCTCGAATTGCTGCAGCAGCTTTTCCGATTCGATCTTGACCTCGAATGGCATCGCTCAAATCCATTGCCGCGTGAAGTGGTACAGCAGGGCCTTGACGGTTTCGCGCGCCTGCGTGCTGGAAGGGCTGCTGCCGCCGCCACCGGATGACGGACTATGGAACATCACGCGCGATTCCTTGTGCGCGATCATGCGCACGCCGGTCAGCGACGCGGCGGACTGCTCCGCCTTCGATGCACTGACCAAGAGCGCCGCCGCCTGCTTCAGTGCATCCGGTGCTTCGTCCGGCAGATTGAAACCGCCCGTGTAGGTGACGACGATGTCCTCGCGCCGGTCGCTGAAGATCGACAGCTTGCCGGAACCTTCCTCCAGTTCGAAGTCGGTCCGCGCAACGCCAGCCGTGGTCACGCTTTCGATGTCGGTTTTCTTCACCGGCCAATGCGTCAGATAGAGCCTGCGGCAAGCGAGATCGCGCCACGTCTCGGTCAGCTTCTCGCGGGCGAAGATGCGGTTGGTCAGCGTCGAGATCACCGCCGAATTGGTGTCGATCAGGAATTGCAGTTGCGTGTCGTTCGACGTGTCGGCGACCGACAGGCCGAGCGCCAGCTTCAATTCCTCCAGCGTGATCAGCGCGAAGCTGTCGGCCGGTGTAATGATGTTGACGGTGACATCAGCCATGCGATGCCCCCGTCATCTTCGCGCGTCATCGATGGCGCGACGGACGGCGTCACACGTCTCGACGACTGTTACAAATTTCCCATCCGACAGATTGATCATGCAATTGGCTTTCTCGATGAAGGATGAATGCCCGGGCTCTGGGCTGCGCATATGCGTGATCAACTCAGGATTCACCTGCACCACGATTCCGCTCACGGTATGCAGGCTGATCAGCGCCGGGATGAAAGCGGTGAAGCGCATCAGCGCGCCTCAATCTGGAATTGTTCAAAAAAGGCGCGCATCTGCAGCGGCGGGCCTTCCCGGCCATCGGACATCACCGGCACGGCCACAAAGCTTGCGCGGTCGATAAGCCATTTCTGAATCACGGGCGCGGGCGTCCCGGGCTCGCCGCGCACGCCTTTCTCGCCGGTCGGTCCACGTTCGCCGCGCTGCCCGGCCTTGCCTTGGCTCACCATCAGTTGCCAGCCCGCGCCGGGGCATGGCCCGGGAGCGTCTTTCTTGGCGATGAAGCTGCTGCCGTTGAGCGCGACGATGTCGAGCCTGCGATAGTCCGCCGCCGGATCGAACAGACCGCGAACCTCAACAGAGCGTCCGTCCGCGCCCGCGCGCGCGAGACAAATCCAGTCCTTGCTCTCGCCCGGCTGCGCCGCTGTATCCTGCAGCGCCTGATAGGTCGCGCCGTCCTTGGTCACGACGTGACCCGCATAATGGACGCCCGGCTCCCAGATTTTGACACACGGCAGAATGCCCATGGGGCCACGCTCGCCGCGCTCGCCGGGTGTGCCGGGCTCTCCGCGTGCGCCGGGTTGCCCCGGTTCGCCACGCAAACCCATTTTTCCAGCCTCGCCCGGCGGCCCGCGCTCACCGCGTTCGCCGCGCTCGCCCTTGATCGACAGTCCCGGAGCCCCGGTTTCGCCCCGGTCGCCCTTTTCGCCGCGCTCGCCGGGTGCGCCATTCATCCCGGGCTGGCCGTCCGCGCCGGGAATACCGGCCACACCGGCCGGACCGACTTCGCCGCGCTCACCGGCCGGACCCGGCTCGCCCTTCTCGCCCGCCAATCCGGGCGTCCCGGGCGTCCCATCCGCACCGGCTGGCCCGGCCGGACCGGCTGGCCCTGCCTCGCCCGGCTCGCCGCGCTCACCGGCAGGCCCCTGCGGGCCTTGCAGCCCCTGTGCGCCGGGCTCACCGCGCGGTCCCGGGCTACCATCCCTGACTTCGGCCAGCTTGTCGCCGAAGGTCTTTTCCAGCACCGCGCGCAATTGCATCACCTCGGCGCGCAATTCGGCGACGGTGGCGCGCGCCTGCGCCTCGATCAGTTCACGCTCGCGCGTCCACTGCTTGCGGTGGCTGACGATGACATGCGCCATCGCGTCCCGCAGCGCGTCAAGCGTCGCGTCGCTCAAGTTCATCGGCGCGGGAAATGAGTGTTCGGAATTCTGCGGAGACGACATCGGCATATTCCTTTGCCGTGAGAATTTTCTTCACAGGCGACGGCTCGGGCTCCTCATCTTTTTTCTTTGGCGGTTCGGCGATCACCGGAGCGCCGGGCGGCGCACCGGCTGCCCCGGGCGAGGCAGGCGCTGCCGGGATCGCCGCCGCCGCTGACAGCGGCACGACTTGCTGCTGCACGCGCGGCTCTTCGCCGAATTCGACTTCATCCAGACCTTCGCGCTCGCGCGCTTCGTTCGGCGAGAAAATTCCGCCCTGCACCGCGCGCGCCAGCCCATCAATGCGGTCCTTGAAGGCCGAGCGCAGCAGCGCCGCCGTGTCGTATTCCACATATTCGTCGGGCTGGCCCTCCAGATTGAAGATCAGCCCGAAGGCGTCCTCGATATGGTTGAGCGCAAAGCCGAGCCCGGATGCGATCCAGCTTTGCATCAGCAATTCGGTCGAGCCGAAAGCGGTGCCGCCGATGCCGAGAATCTGCAGCGGCACGCGGAAGGCCAGCGCGATCTTCTGATCGGTCAGCTTCATCACTTCCGCCAGTTCGGCATCCTTCGACGGCGTCGCAAGCGGAAACGGCTTCAGCCCCGCCGTCAGGATCGGCGTGCCACCGGCATTCAATACCTTCGATTGCTCATCCCAGCGGTCGCGAACGAACTGCACCTGATCCTTGTCGAGCAGCAGGTCGGTCACCAGCACCGTGCTCGGGCGCGCTTGGTTCATGTAAAACTGGATTTGCTGCTGCGTCATCGCATTCGATTGCGCGATGTCCCACATCGCCGCGCCGAGCGGCGTGTCGCCGACCAGCGGGAAAGGATAGCGCCGCCGCGTCGCATTCAGCCGCACATGCAGCACGTCACGGCGCGGCACCAGCAGCGGCTCATTGATCTGCCGGTCGATCACATCATTGCCCGCCAGATTGTAGAAAATGTCGCCGGTCACCGCGACCTGCGGGAAGCTCTGGCGCGGGTCCATCAAATGGAATTCGTTGATCTCGTAACGGTCGTTGCGCAGCGCCAGAGCATAAGCATTGCCATCGGCATAAAGCGACCGGGTCAGATTCAGCATGAAATCGGATGGCGACTGGTAGCTGTTGGGATAGCGCAGGATGCGCGACAGCGCCGATGTCGTGACGCGGTCGCGGCCCATCTTCTCATTCAGCCGCCAGTGATCGCCCGGACACATCGCCACCGTTTGCGAATAGGCCGACAGGCAGGCTTCGACCATCGCCGACGTGGTTCCGCCAATCGGCTCGATGCCGCTTTGCCAGAAATTCCACGGCGCACCGGCAGGCAGCCAGCCGCCGGTTATCGGCAGCGGGTATGGCCCCGGGCGGACTTCGCCCTCGGCAGCTTTTGTCTGCCAAGGGCTAAGTATCCGTTGCAGGAAGTTGGCCATTCAGCGCGATGACGGCTGCGTTGAGCGGGTCTGATAGCCGCCGCCCTGTTGCGCTTCCATGCGCTTCTTGTGCTGCTCCGGCGTTAGCTGGCCGAAGTCAGGATTTTGCTGGCCGCCGCCCGAAACGCTGAGCTTGGCGGCGTCGTTTTCCGCCTGCGTCGGCGTCGGGTCTTCGTGATCGTAGAATTGAGTCGTGCGCTGTTCGGCAGCCTTGGCCGATTTCTGCGCGCCCTCTTGCGCACGCCTGTCGAGTTCCTGCTGCTGCCCTGCTGCTGGCGTCGGCGTCGAAGTTGACGACTGCGCCTGCTTCTGCTGCTGCTCGGCTTTTTGCTGTTCGGTTTGATCAGCCATCGAATTTCTCCTTGGGCTAAAGCGACTCGGAATGAGCCACCTCCACAAAGCAATCTGGCGCGCATGAAAATGCGCGCCAGTTCTTTTAGCTTACCACGTCACGCCCGCTACCCAAGCAATGACCCCAGTGCGACGAACGCCCCAGTTCATTGGAAGGATTAAACGAAGCGCCATGCTGTCAGTCTGGAACATCGACACGGCCGGAGCCGCGACGACGGCCGGAGTACCGGCAGCCCCGATATGCTGGGGAGCCGTGTCTTCCATGTGTAGGGTTGCTTGGTCGCTGATTTCGAAGCGCGGGTTGTCGCCCGTGATCGAAACATAGTCGGCGGCATCCATGACGATCACGGTGCCGAGCGGCACGGTGCCGGACTGGATGACGGCATAGCCGATCAGCCTGTTGTTGGCGATCTCCGCCGCGAACGGGAACAGCCCGCCCGGGACCGGCGGCTGGATGAAGCCAATCGACAGCGCCTGCTGCGGGTTCATGATGAAGACCAGCGAACGGATATTGCCGTTGGTCGCCGTCAGGATCGCGCCGGTCAGCGCCTTGAGGTCGCCGACAAGGGCATTGAAGCCGCCGCCAGCGGTTGGCGTCAGCCCGGCGACGCCGTTGCGCAGCCCGGCCGGACGGATGGTGGTGGCCGGGTTGTTGTCGAGCAACACGGTATCGATGGAGACAGCGGTGTCTTCATTGATCGCATTGCGCAGCAGCCCTTCGATGGCGGGCACGGAATGCTCATCCATCTCCCGGGTCCATGTCGTGATCACCGCCATTTTCTTCGGCGTGAACAGCGCGGCCGTGAATGCCGCCTGCCGGACAGGAATCGGCGCGCCTTCGCCGACGAACGAACCGGCGACGGTCGGGG